AAAAGAAAGCATCAGCAGAGGTTGTTGCCTCTGTGACATCACCATTAACATTGTCAGTAATCAAAAATCTCTTTTTACCAACAGTGTATGTGTCGGATGGAAGTTCGTATGTAATGCTAAGATTGCCCTCTTCCGAAACTGTATATCCATTATCGTTTCCAACCTGTGCATCATCAAAGAAAAGATAAACTGTAGAATTTGGTCTAAGACCATTTGCCGTAAGAGTAATAGTTGTGGCTGGAATGTATGGTCGAATTGAAAGATCAACAATTTTGTTTCCTAATCTTTCGACGATACGTTTTGACAACGCTCTTGCGACAAATGAAGTCTTGGAACTTTCAGTATAAGTTCGATCAAGTGGGTTTGTGTCTTGATCAAAGGGATCAATACTCATTGTAGAGAACCAGTGAAATTCCCAATCTCTCCACGTTGTTCCGAATCCATTATTGCGACCTGCGATATTATTACTATCGTCTTTGATCACAACAGAAAACTCCCAGTTGTTTAATTCACCATCAAAGTTTGATGCAATTCTTGGTTTTTTCGTCTCGCTCCAATAATTTACACAATATGGAGAAACATCAAGTTTTCCATAGTAATCAATGCTTCCAAATTCATTAAGCCTTTCTTTACCAGTGCATTCAAATTGCGAAGAGAGAATAGCCTCGGTGTGATCAGAGATAATAAGATCGCCATTGATTGTGGCTCCAGAAACGTCACTCACGGTTGGTGTGTTGATGCCAATACTTGAACTTATAAATGGAGGTCGAAGTCTATTTCTCACGGGATCAATAGAGGCATTGTAATTGACTCGCGTAAGGTCTGCGTTACCGTGTCCTATAAATTCATCAACAAAAACTCCAGTCAAAGAAACGGGTGCAACATTTTCAAGACTTTTCGCTCTATTGGTCGCATCATTGATCAGTTGTCTTGTGTAATTAAACTCAGAATCAAGTTGCTGTGTTTTTTCAATTTCACCAATCTCTTTCATTGTGAAACGTTGATTGTCAATGTATTCAATACGAATATCTTCGGGTGTTGTTGCGTATGCAGGAACAATCAATCTATACAATTCCATATCATTTGGAGAAACGTATGGAGGTTCGGGGAAGTTTGAAAGTTCACCTTGAATAAGTTTAAATGTTCTATCTTGAGTCAAAACAACACTGTCAATTCTTGCGGCGTAGTTGACTGTCACAATATCACCGTTACCCGGATCAATAACTGGATCACAGTTGCTAGGATTGAGTGGATCGATGCTGTAGTTAAATGATCCATCGATACCTGAAATTGTAGAAACAACCTCATCTGCTCGGAAATCAATGAATTCTGTCAATTTGTGACCATTAAATTTTGGTATATCTTTGGTGGCGACATTAGAATAACTGTCTACCGTGAAGGGTCCATTAGATCCTGACCGCTCATACTTTTTAAACGTCACAGTCATCGTCGCACCATCGGCAGGTGCGG